GACGTGCAGTCCGCGGAGGACTACTACCGGGGCAAGCAGAAGCTGCGGTTCGCCACCGACAAGTGGCGGGAGTACCACGCCGACCGGTACCGGGAGTTCTGCGACAACTGGTGCCAGCCCGTCGGGAACAGCCCGAACGAGCGTCTGCGGGTGGACGGATTCCGGCTCGACGACGACCCGGAACGGTCGGACGCGGAGAAGCTGCTGTGGCGGGACTGGCAGGCCAACGACATGGAGGCCCAGTCGTCCCAGGGCTTCCTGGAGTCCATCATCGCGCGGCGTTCGTACGTGCTGGTGTGGGGTGACGACGACGACCAGCCGGTCGCCACGTGGGAGCGCCCGGATCAGGTGGCCGTCGGCTACGACGTGGAGCACCCGGGCCGGCGGGTCGCCGCGCTGAAGACGTGGGTTGACGGGGACATCGAGTACGCCACCCTCTACACCGCGGATGAGGTGTGGAAGTGGGAGCGCCCGTACGCCGACGTGAACGGGGCGGTGAATTTGCCGCCTGGCGCCCGCGGCTACGAGTTCTTCGAGTCCACGTCCGGGCTTGTGGTGCCGCTGGCCGGCTCGGCGGGTTGGAAGCTCCGCGAGGGTGTCGAGCAGAACCCGATGCCGAATCCGCTCGGTGTCGTGCCGGTGGTGGAGTGCCCGAACCGGCCGATGCTCGGCCGTGAGCCGCTGTCGGACATCGCCGGCACCGCCGCGATGCAGGACGCGATCAACCTGCTGTGGGCGTATCTGTTCACCGCGGCGGACTTCGCGTCGATGCCCGCCCGGGTGGTGATGGGTCAGGAGCCGCCGAAGATCCCGATCCTGGACGAGAACGGGCAGAAGGTCGGCGAGAAGGCCGTCGACCTGAAGAAGCTTGCCCAGGACCGCATCCTGTGGCTGACCGGCGAGAACACGAGCATCGGCCAGTGGGACGCGGCGAAACTCGACGTGTTCACCAACGTGATCGAGACGGCGGTGACGCACATCGCCGCGCAGACCCGCACCCCACCCCACTACCTGGTGCTGGGTAAGGGTCTGGTGAACGTCAACGCGGAGGGCATGAAGACCGCGGAGACGGGGCTCGTGAAGAAGGTCGGGGAGATGCAGCTGTTCCTCGGCCCCGCCGTCCGTGAGGTGTTCCGGCTGTTCGCGCTGGTGCGGAACGACACGGCGTTGGCGGATCAGGCGCGGTTCGGTGTGGTGCAGTGGAAGGACGCTGAGAACCACTCCGAGGCGCAGCTCGTCGACGCGCTGGTGAAGTTGCAGACGGTCGGTTTCCCGTTCGCGTGGTTGGCGGAGCGGTACGGGCTCGGGCAGACCGAACTCGCCCGCGTGTTGGCGATGCGGCAAACCGAGGCCGAGCAGGACCCGACCGCGGAGATCGCGCGGAGCCTCGCCGGCGGCCGGGTGACCGGCGATGCCAACACCTGACCGGATCGCTGTCGCCCACTACCGCAGCCGGCGCCGGATCATCGCCGTGGTCGCGCGAGCGGCCCGGCAGGCGTGGCGTCAGGTGGACCGGGCGGACCTGTCCGGGTCGTGGCGGGCGATGCTGCCGCGGCTACTGGTCACGGTCGCCGGTGCCCAACTGGCCGCCGCCCGGCAGGCCGACGAGTATCTGACCGCGGTTCTGGCCGCGCAGGGCCTGGACGCCGACCCCGACGGGTCGGTGCAGGCGGTTGCGCTGTCAGGTGTCGCCTCCGACGGGCGCAGCCTCGACACGCTGCTCACCGAGCCGGTGATCACCACGAAGGTGGCGATCAGCCGCGGCGCCACCGTGCCCCGCGCGATGGCCGTCGGGTACACGCACCTCGACATGATCGCCCGCACGCAGGTGGCGGACGCCGGGCGGGTCGCGGATCAGGTGGCGCTCACCGCCCGACCGGCGGTCACCGGCTACGTGCGGATGGTCGTCGGGAGCACCTGCTCACGGTGCCTGATCCTCGCCGGCCGCCGGTACGAGTGGAACCAGGGGTTCCAGAGGCACCCGAACTGCGACTGCATCCACATCCCCGCCGCCGAGGACACCGCAGACGACCTGCGCACCAACCCGCGGGCAGCGTTCGACGCGATGCCGCCCGAGGAGCAGGACCGGGTGTTCGGCAAGGCCGGCGCGGAGGCGATCCGCGACGGCGCCGACATGGCGCGGGTGGTGAACGCCCGCCGCGGCATGTACACCGCCGGCGGCCGACTGTTCACCCACGAAGCCGCCGGCCGCCGGCCACGGCTGATGCCGGAGCAGATCCTCCGCGAAGCCGACGGCGACCGGGCGGAGGCGATCCGCCTGCTGCGGCTGCACCGCTACATCCTCTGACCTCCCCGCGCGCAAGGCGTCGGGGCCGACCCCGCAATGGAGTCACCGCATGTCCGAGCAGGACGACACCAAGCCCGACCAGACCGACGACGTCGACACCGATCGGGTCGACGACGAACCGGAGGGCGCCGACAAGCTCGGCGACCCCGGCAAGAAGGCCCTCGACGCCATGAAGGGCAAGTGGCAGTCCGAGCGAGACCGGCGCAAGGCCGTCGAGGAGGAGCTGGCCGCCCTCAAGGCGCAGCAGGGGCAGAAGTCCGACGACCAGCCGGACCCGGAGGAGATCCGCAAGCAGGCCAAGGCGGAAGCCGCGGCGGAGGTGCTGCGGGACCGGGCGCTGGACAAGGTCGAGGCGAAGGCGGCGCGGCTGTTCGCCGACCCCGAAGACGCCCGGGCGCTGCTCGCATCCCGGGTCGACGAGTTCGTAGACGACGGCAAGGTCGACACCGACGCCATCGAAGAGGCGCTGGCCGACCTGCTGAAGAAGAAGCCCCACCTGGCCGCGCAAGGCGGACGACGGTTCCAGGGCAGCGCAGACGGCGGCGCCCGCAAGGGTTCCGGCCCGGCGCAACTCACCCGCGACGACCTGAAGGGCATGAGCCCGCAGGAGATCGTCAAAGCCAAGGCCGAGGGCCGCCTACGCGACGTCCTCGGCGAGAAGTAGCCAGGAGAAGGAACCATGGCGATCGCCAATTTCATCCCCGAGGTGTGGGCCGCCGAGCTGCTCGTCACCCTGGAGAAGTCGCTCGTGTACGCCGCGCCGGGCGTGGTGAACCGGAACTACGAGGGCGAGATCAGCCAGTACGGTGACACCGTCCACATCACCGGTCTGGCCGACCCGACCATCGGCACGTACACGGCGCACACCGACATCACCATCGAGGACGTCGACGACAACACGCAGGCGCTGCTGATCAACCAGTCGAAGTACTTCGCGTTCGAGGTCGACGACATCGAGCGGCGGCAGGCCCGCAGCGGCGGGGCGGTGCTGACGGAGCAGGCCCGCAAGGCGGCGTACCTGCTGCGGGACGTCGCCGACCAGTACGTGGCCACGCTGATGGGCGCGGCCACTACCCCCGGCAGCGAGGTGACCATCGCCCTGTCGGCGGAGGCGTACGACCTGCTCGTGGACCTGTCCGTCGAGCTGGACGAGGCGAACGTGCCCTCCGAGGGCCGCTTCGCGGTCGTCACGCCCGCCTTCTACGGGCACCTGCTCAAGGACCAGCGGTTCGTCGCCGCCGGTGACGAGGCCGGCGCCCGCACCCGCGCCAACGGCGTGGTCGGCGAGGCGGCAGGGTTCTCCATCCGCAAGTCCAACAACGCCCCGGCGGGTGCCACCACCGGCAAGCTGATCATCGCCGGGTACGACGGTGCCACCACCTACGCCGAGCAGATCGCCTCCACCGAGGCGTTCCGGATGGAGAAGCGGTTCGCCGACGGCGTCAAGGGTCTGCACCTGTACGGCTCGAAGGTCGTCCGGCCGGCCGGCCTCGCGTCCCGGGACGTGATCGCGTGAAGCGCGTGAAGGACCGGCGGGTCGGCACCGTCATCAGGGTGGCCGACGAGATCGCCGCGATGGTGCTGAAGGACCCCGACATGGTCGAGGTCAGCGACGCGGACACCCCGAAGCCGGCGAAGCGGACGCCGGCCAAGCAGGGCGACCAGTAGCGCGACGGGGAGGCGAGGACCGATGGCTGACATGCTGGCGACGCCGGAGGAACTCGCCTCCCTGCTCCAGCTCGACTACGCGTCGCTGTCCGACGAGACGAAGGCGACCCTGCTGATGCTGGTCGAGCTCGCCACGGCCAAGGTGCAGCGGGCCGCCGGTGGGCAGCGGATCGTCGACGACACGGACACCGCGGTCATCGACGTGGAGCCGGGCTACTGCGACCTGTACCTGCCGCTGCCCCAACTGCCGGTGCGGTCCGTCGAGGCCGTGGTGGTGGAGGGGCAGCCTGCCATGGACTGGCGGCTGGCGAACCAGATGCTGTGGCGGTCGGGCGGCTGGTCGGACTTCTGCCACCCCACGCAGGTGAAGGTCACCTACTCGCATGGCTACCTGGCCGGGTCGCAGTGGCTGCAACTTGCTAAGGACGCGTGTCTGTCGCTGGCCGCGCTCGGCTGGAACGTCCCAGCGGGCGCCACGTCCGAGGCGATCGACGACTACCGCGTCACCTACGAGGACGCCGACGCCCGCATGGTGGTGTCGGATCCGCTGCGGCAAGCGATCGCCGACGCGTACGGCGTGACCGCCTACGTGACGGAGTCACGATGAGCGTCGCGTCGGTGCTGGCCCGGGGTCGTGCTGCCGCCGAACGGCTCATGACCGACCAGTGTGTGATCCGCCGGAAGACCGGCACCGTCACCGACCCGGGCACGGGGAAGATCACGCCGGTCTACGCGCAGGTGTACTCGGGGAAGTGCCGGGTGCAGCAGGCGTCCGCGAACCCCGGTGACACGACCGCCGGGGACGCGGAGCTGTTGATGGTGCCGCGGGTGCTGTCCCTGCCCGTCGGCTCGTCGCCGGGTGTGCGTGCCGGGGATGAGGTGGCGATGACCGGCAGCCAGTACGACCCGGACCTGCCCGGCCGGGAGTTCGTGATCCGCGGGGAGTTCGCCAAGTCCCACGCGACCGCACGTCGGCTCGGGATCGAAGAGGTGACGTCATGACCGAGCGGCCCGAATCGGAAGCCTTCATCCCGCGCAAGGCGAACATGCGGCGAACCGCGGCAATCCTTCGGCGCGCCATGGAGTGGTACCAGCGAAACGAGGCGGCCTCGTGAAGATCGACGTGTCCGCTTCCGCGCTGAACGACCTGGTGGCACACCTCGAAGAGGTTCCCGAGGACGCGCACGAGAACATCGTGAAGGCCACCGAGTTCACCGCGAACGGCACCAAGAAGACGGCGCGGGAGTTCGCGTCTGGGATCGACCACGCCCCGCACTACCCGTACGCCATCACCTACGACATCACCGACCACGGGGTCGGCAAGGGTGTCAGCGCGGAGATCGGCCCGGACAAGGACCGGCGGCAGGGCGCGCTCGGGAACATCCTCGAGTACGGGACGGTCAACAACGCGCCGTATGCGCACCTGGGCCCGGCCCTGGATCAGTGGTCGCCGGACTTCGTGCAGGGGCTGGAGAAGGCCGCCGCGGACGCGCTGGACGGCCGGCGGTGAGCATCCAGG